AATCACAATGCCGGGCGCGCCGTTCCCGCCCGGTTCTCCGACAGTTACGTTCCAGCCACCACCACCGCCGCCGCATTGATCATTTGCAGTGTCCTGATTTCCACCGGTCCCGCCGTTTTTTCCTTGACCCGTTATACCTGCGCCACCTTCGCAAGGTGGAACACCGGCCTGTCCGCCGCCTCCCGACCCACCGTTGCTTCCCGCCGTGCCGTAACCCTCGAATATCCCCCCGCCCGCGCCGCCACCTATCGCTATATTCGTTCCGAAAACGGAATTAGACCCATTCATTGCCGGACTACCGTGTGAACCGCCCTCGCCAACTGTTACAGTATAATTTCCCGTAACAGGATAATTGGTTAAATAGATAAGACCACCTGCACCGCCTCCGGCTCCCCGCGAATCTCCCGCGCCACCACCACCAGCCACAATCAGCGCTTCGCAATTCAACGATCCGCCAGACACCGTGAATGTTCCATCGCCGGTGAAGGTGTGATAAATATATCCGCTGTTGGTAGTGATCGTGCCGCCGGTGGCCGTTGCTGCGCCGCCACCAATCGGCCACACCAGATTTGTGCCGTCATACACATGCGCCACAGCCTGTGATCCGAAATGCACGGCAGTCGGGGTGTTCGCGCCGAACCGCAATGCACCCATAGTCGCAAGAGCGGCCAGCGCAATCGCTAAAATGGACAGTCGTTTTACCATGTGAAATACAGCGTCCCGTCGTTCGTTGACGTTTGATTGTTGGTCGAGCCGACCCAGATCAGCAGATTTGTAAAAGTAGAACCAGGAGCATCGGCTACATAGCGGTTGGTAGTCCACGGTTCGCTGGATGCTGGCAACGCCGCATTCGCCACGGCCTGCGCGTTCGTCGCAATCACCCGCGCCGCCTCTGCGTTGGTGCTGGCGGTGTAGGCAAGGTTGGAGGACAAGGCACCCCAGTCTCCCCTATAGGCATTTGTGGGATAAATGTTATATGCCGGATTAAATACAAAATATGTAATTGTCAAGGTTCCCGTTGCGTTAGCCAAGGGATTGTATGTTCCGGTGGGAGAATAATTTCCGGCACCAGCGTACCATTTGGCAAAAACAGCATTTGTGTTTATGATCTCCCTGCTGTCAACATCGTACCCTTTCAGAGAAAAATATCCGTTCGTGCTACTCCATGCGGGATAACCGTTGTAATCAAGAACTGGAGTATATGTTCCGTTGACATTTGGCTCGACTGCTCCCGCCACGACAAGGTTTGTTACAGTTAAATATAGACCGCCAAACGCCGCATCTATCCCAACAATGTGCGATTCCACGTCTGGTGTAGACGCTGCGTAATTCACAGGAGCGTGGGCCACGTTGATCTCGCTGGCGTTTGTTGGGATCGCGTTACTGGTCAGTACGTTGTTGTCAAGCGCGGCTTGGGCGATATTGCCGATGACCACTCCCTGCCCTCCGTCGAAAGCCGTTCCCGCCGTGGTGCCGAGGGCGAGACTCGGTGCAAACCGGCCAGAGGCGGTATAGGCGTCAAAGTGCAGAGTGTCATCCGCGGTATCACTGACATTGGTGATCGTATAAAGGACGCCGAAGGCATCCATGATTTGGTTGGTCGTCACGCCGGGCGACGTGGTTAAAAATCCGGCGTCGTTATTGTAGTCGTTCAGATTTGTTGACGTGCCAGGAGCACCGTTGGTCAAAGCCGCGAGATACTTGGCGTCATTGGTCGCCACCGCGCCCGCTTGTGCCGCCGTGACCGCATGGGGATTGTCCGTGTTGGTCGTGTGCGCGGTCAGGTCCGTATTGGTGGCCCAACCCGGATTGCTCTTGAGGTAGGTATTAGTCGCCAGCCAGTTTGTGTGAATCGGGTCAGTTTCAACCTTAACATAGGTGTTTGTTGCTAACCAATTCGTATGGATGGGATCGGATTCGGATTGCAACGCGCTCCCCGCCTTTGCAACGGTATCGGTGTACGTGGCATTATCTCCTCTAACGAAATCTGTTGCCAGATTCGTTGCCATTGTGTTCAAGCCGTGTACGTTCGTGCCGGTGGCCGCAATATGCGCGGTAGGATTAACATACGCCGCTCCGCCAACGTAAATTGTCCCGCCGACACTCACGTCTCCCGCCACATTCATGTTCCCATTCGTAATCTGCTGGACATACACTCCGGACACGTTACAGATTGACAGACCATCGCCATCGAGTTTCAGGACAAGATTCGTGTCCGTGCCCGCGTAGGTGAAGAAATTGCTCGTTGCGCCCGCCGCCGTTTTAATCAATGACTGAGAGGCTATCGAAAGTGTTGACGTGCCGCTCGCGCCAACCTTGGTATATCCCATCAAGTACGTGCGGCCAACAACCATTGCCGTAACACCGGTATAAGACACAGAGGTCAATGATCCGGTATATGTCCCCTGGGTCAGACCGGCGATGTTCGTTGCGAGTTGCGATCTATCGGCAATAGTAAGGGCAGAGTAGATGCTTTGGGTTGCCGAGAGATAACCGGCGGAAGCATGGTCGCCCCAGCCGTAGGCCGTCTCGCCCTCTTGTATCCGTGGTTCAAAAGCCGCGTTCGTTGCCGTCTGTGCCGCGTGTAACACGCTAAACGCCGCGTTGGTTGTCACCTGTGCCGCCGACAATGCTTCCTCCGCTGTCAATCGCGCGGCAACCGATAGATTGGTTGTGACTTGCGCGTTGTGTAACAACTGGAACCCAGCGTTTGTATTCGCTTGCAATACATTGTTTGCATTGTAAGTGGTCAGGGTGACGTAAATTGAACCAGGCACATCGTTCGTGGTCAACCAGGGCGGAAAAATCCAGTTAGGATGCATATAAACTTGGCCCACAGCGGCGTTGGTTGTAGCGCGATTGAAAAACGAAAGTTCGTTGTTGTATAGCGACCATGTTACGGGCAATGTTCCCTGCGCTATTGAACGGTAAACAGGGTTTTCATCGTAACTAAGCAACTCTCCGTAGTAACTACCCGCCGGAGGAATGTTTGACTGCGCAATCGAGAATGTCACGCTGGTTCCCGACACGGTAATACTCGCCGCCGCCACATCAAGGTAGATTGTTCCATCCTTCGGTTTTGTTATCCTAAACGTGCAGGACACGCCCGTCAAAGAAGTATCGTAGTTGAACTTGAACACCTGATCGTCGTATCCGCTTATCTGCGTCCGAAAATCGGTGAACGATCCATCGCACACGTTGGCAAGCACGAGGTTCACGGTGTTGGTTTTCTGTGTGATGATGCCAAACGCCGAGGTGAAGGCCATCAGGCCGATAATAACTGTTGAAAGTAATCGCTTCATAGTTTTCACCTTTATCATAGTTGGCGGTTGGTGTCAATAAGATTCTTCACGCCCTTTTTCATATTTATGTCTTACAGAAGACGGCACTTTAGATATTTTAATCAAGTCTTCAAGGTGACCTTGTAATATCAAACCGCCTTTTGTTACTCCGAAAATATCTACAACAGTACGCTTGATGTCGTCAACCGATGAAACTCCCTTGAACGCAATAGCGGATAGTCTCACCTTGTCTATGACTTCGGAATATTTGTTACGCAAATCTGTCTCGGCGTCTTTGCCATCTTGTATTTGCGTGGCCGTAGCGTTCTTGTCAACACCACGACCAACCCTGCCGTCTAACTCCTTGATGGTATCGTTGGACGGTTTTAGCGTATTAAACATCATATCGTGCGCCACGTCGCGGGTAATGGTTCGCACCTTCATGGGCAACACTTCCGACATAAGTATGTCCGCCTTCTGCTCGTTAGCGTCTTCGGGGCTTATTGTTTTAGCCGCAAGTTTTTCGTCTATCTTCAACCAACGAGAAAACGACTTTTGCACTCTGCGTGGAACAGGCAACGCCAACTCAACAGCCGTTTTTGCAATCATTCCAAATGTTTCGGCGACCTTATGATCGGAATCAGAACGCATGACATCGAGCAGTCCCTTGGTCTTATAATAAGATGCACCCGCGCCAACTTCTTGACCCGCAAATAACTTGGAGAGACTATTGACGGTCATACCCGTTTTACCTAACAACTGATACGACCCATTTAAGAACGAACCGAAACTCTTGTTTTGAATCGCTCCCATCGTTACATCGTCCAATGGAAACGCGAATATATTTCCAGTAACAACATAGTCAATGACGGGATTGCCCTTGTCGTCCCTGCCGTTGCGAGCGAACACAGGAGTGTTCTGCCAGTAGTCGGGCTGAAATGCCTTCATCGCTCTTAACTGATCGTCAGGCAATGCGGCAATCTTTTCTTTCATCTTATCGGATAAAGCGTCCTTGACCCACGAAGTTCCACCGGCAGCAAGAGCATAGATGCCGTTGGATAACGCAAATCCCAGTAACGGAATTAAATCTCCCTTGGTCGCACTCTCGGCGGCGTGGACGATTTGGTTCTTCTTGATACGGATGGAGTCAAATGTATATGTGGGGTAGTCGGCTAACGGCAACTTTGAGAACCACCGCAACGCCGTAGGCAACGATGACGGATGCTGATAGAACTTCTGGACGTGTTCCGCGGCCTGTGCATCGGTCTTTCCCATTCCCTTTTGAGTAAGATATGACGCATACTTGGTAATGAAATCACCGTAGGCATACATCTTGCCAGCCTTGTTTTGAAGTTTTCCAAGCGGCGAGAAGAACCTATCGAGTGCGTTTGGCGACTTCCCAAAGTTCCCTTCCTTCGTCATAATGTCTGCCGACGTACTGGTTTCGCTGACATGGAATGCCCCGATCTTTGCCAGTTGTTCCAACTCTGTCAGCAACGTGGTATATTCAGAAGTGCCTTTACGAGCCTTAGCGAGTTTGGCAACAAACCCCGCCGCCGTCGCCATGTTCTTATGAAATCCTGGACGCATCGCATCTCCTGACGCTACGGCAAAACTGGCATATCCTGACAACAGGTTGCGTTCCGTGGTTGGAAACGAGGTTGCTACCTGTATGGTACGCTGATAGTGAACGAGGTTCTCGTACATACGCATGGCTTCGGACGCCTTGGTTGCCTGAGAACCTAACAATTCCGATGTCGCCTTACTGACAAACGCTCCGTCAAGTTTTCCAAAACGCTTGCCTTCGAGTCTAACCGTCAATCCGAGTTCTTTATTTGGCGCACTTCGCGTCCACCATTTGCCAGCACCTTGCTCGTAAATATTGTTAAGAGTTTCCAAACCAACAAGCATGTGGCCTTGAACCTCGGCGGTCTTTTGCGCCACTTCTATCGGGGTATCCACTTCTTGAAACAACTTGCGGAACACGGGAGTTAGGACGCGCTTGGTTAGATGGCTAATATCAATAGGAGCGCCGCCTTTATCGCCCACCGTTGGTTCGTTGCCAAGCATATAATCCACCGTGTTTTTAGCGGCAGATTCAAGGGCGTCAGCTTTTTGTTCGAGTTCAACTAACTTTCCCTTGCGAACAGCGGCAGGATCAACCGCGACATTGGCTACCAAATCCTGTATGCCCATGTATCGGTCACGCAATAACCGTGCAAAATCCTGTTGCCTTTCGGTTAAATGCGATACGAGCGCCCTGTCGCCTGTTTCAATAAATCGTTGGGTATCGGCAAGAGGATCAGTACCACCCGCCTTAACCATAACTCGCCCCAATCTACTGGCACGTTTCCCAAGTTTGCTTACCTGTTTGACAAGGTCAACCTTAACGGCATCAACCGCCGCCTGAAAATCGGCTGGCTCTGGAACAAAACTGGAACCCATAATATGCTTCATATAGAACCGCGTCAGGTAGTCGCCCTTGTTTTCACGGATAGTCTTGGCTATATCCTTCTTGCCTTGGAGATCAAGTTGCGCGGCTATCTTTTCACTCATCTGAGCGCGGTCGTTTAACACCCATTTAAGTTCTTGAACTACAGCATGAGTGTCGGGCAAGTTGAAGTCAGCCTTGAATTGGTCTATGGATTTAGTGCCACTCAACACCTCCATGACGGACTTGTTTACGGCGGTTTCGTCCATCGTCTTCGTGAGTTCCTTGACGGCAGTAGCCACCTTGTTACCCACAATCTTCTGATGAATGTTGAACATATTGCGGTGCAAACGGTCAGTTTCCGCTATGGCATTTTGTGCATCAGACTGCCCCTTGCCCGTGGTAAATCGCAACTTTGTCCAGTCAACAATGGTCTTGCCAATGTCGGCTAATCGTTCCCCGCCGGGGAGGACCGAAATGAATCCGCCCTTCTTGGTCTGTTCGGATTTTGGTGTCTTACTCGCCACGGCGATAATATCGGCATCACCTTTGGTGGCAAGTGGCTCCGTTGTTTCCACTGCGGCATTGAGTCCCGGCCCCTTGACCGGCGCGGTGGGTTCCGTCATCGGCATCTTCGACTTGATGGCAGACGTTACCTTCTCGCCGGTTCCTTCGGCGTTGAACATCTTCTGCGCCTTGCTTACCGCCAGTTGCGCGTCCTCAGCCTGCACCCAAGTCTTGCCGCGATTGCCTTCTTTGTTGGTGTAGCGAACTTCAAAGTCGGTTAAGGGTTTGGCTTGCGCCCCCTTCGCCTCCGGCGAGACCGGCTTGGATGGCGGGACTGCTTCCCTGCGAATAACCGGCGTGGCTCGCGGAACATCTTGCCTTTGCCCTTTTGTATCCACAAGAAACATTCTGTTAGCAGTTACGCGCTCAATAAAGTATTCCGACCCATCTTCCTTAAACCGAATATACTCGCCTTTGTTAGGATAATCTTTGGCGCCTGTCATCCCTACCGTCCCCTTGGCCTCGGCGGAGGCGGGTTCCTTAGCTGGCACAACCACAGGTTCAACCTTAGCGGCGTCCACAACCGGCAGGGTATCAGGTATAGGGGCAACCACTTTGGACGCCTCCACGGGCATCGTAGCGGGTTTTGGGGCTACTTCGGGTGCCTTCACCGCTTCGACAGGTGCTTCCGATGGCTTGCTCGCGGTAACTGGAACTTCGACGCGGGTTGGCTGTTCAATCGGCAATGTTTCGGGAATGACGCCGACATCTTTAGGAGGCTTGGAAAATTCAGCCGAGCGCGTCGTTGGCTCTGGAAGTTTAACTCCCTTTCCCTTAGCCGCAAGTCCGAACACAGAATCAAGGATGATCTGAGGAATTTTTTGAGTCCACGGAACTTCGCCGCTGTAATTTCCGGCAACCGCGCCAAGACCGATATTCTCCACAATGTTGACGGCTTTCGCCATCCAGTCCTTCGGCATTTTACTGGCAGGTATAGGAGTCAACGCAAACGCACCCATGAGCGCGGCGGCTTTGAGTTTGTCGGATTGATTTCCTGGTGTCTGTGCGTAGGCCAACATCGCCAACTTCCCCGCGGCTTTTACATTAGGAATCAACTTTGTTCCGCCACTAAACACCTTGGACACGCCCAGAACGGCAAGGTTGGCCGCCGTTTCTGCCATCATGTTCGCCAGGTTCTGACTAACTTCCGCACCGACCCCACCGCGTTGTGATATTTCGGATACTAACTCAGCCTTGTTCCCTTCGAGTTTGCCAGCCCAATCGGACACCAGTTTTCCTGCCGCCGTGTTGCCGAGCGTCTGCTTAATTCCCGGCAAGTCCAAGACGCCCTTGATAGTACTCGGAAGCAGATTGCCGACGCCAGAAGCCATCGAACCGACCGATCGTAGAATATCGCCGGAAGTACTATCCTCTCCAAGCATAAGTTCGCCCACACTCGGCGCAAGTTCGGCCTGTTTTGCAAGTAGTTCCGCATCGGCTTTCGCGGCGTTTTTGGCAAATTGCTTTCGACGCATCTCAAGTGTAGATTCTTCCTGTGTTCTTACTGGTTCCTGTTGCGCCGCTGCTTTCGGCAGCTCCGGCAACCTCAACTTATGCGCGTAGTCGGCAATTAACGCTGGATCAACCGCCACGCCCCTATCTAAGTCGGCCTGAATCTTGGCGACAATATCGGCTTCTTCGCGTTTCAACTTCTGTGCCGCCGATTGCCGTGACGCCTGCGCCACATAACTATCCATGCCCGACGGATTCACCAACCCCATCCGCTCGGCCTTCATCGTGGTGTAGAAGTCGGCGGTATTGATGGGAGCGGATACCGGTGCTGACGCAGGAGCAGGCGAGGGAGTGGGTGTGGGGGTAGCGACTGATTCGCCCACAAGATCATCGTAGGTGTTATCGGTAGCAACCACCGGCTCGTCTATCAGGTCTTCATACATAGCGATTACATCCAGTATCTACCACGTGCCTTTTCAATCTGCGCGGCGGTGGGGGCAACGCCACGCTTGGCAGTAAAGTCAGCAACAAACTGCGATTGCGACATCGCCGGTGTTCCGGATTGCGGTTGTCCTTGAACCGACATTCCGTACGATTGCCGTTGTGAGTTCAACGCCTGCGTATTCTGGAATACACCGGGATTAACGATCTGTTTGTCAAGCCACGTCTTATATGCGCCGATGTCTTCCTGCACTTTTTGAGCAGCGTCTAGTTCCATCTTCGTCTTGGCATTCTCAAAATTATGGTCAGCGATCATAGTCGCCCGATCAACCGCCTCTTTCAGGCGTTGCAAGGATTCGGGCGTGTTGGGTATTTCACCCTTAATCTTCGCCATCGACTCCTGCCATGCCTGTTGATCTTTCCTGTTGGCGTTTTGAAGCGTGTTTGCCAGCTTCATCCTTCCACGAGTTAATTCGTTGTTGACGTTAGCCATGTATTCCTTGTGGTTCATGGTCTTAACCCAGCGATCAGCCTTCGCCGCATCCTCTGTGGTTTTGGAATCAATTCTCTGTTGCGCCTGACCGCGAACAGATTCCTTGTAGCGTTGCGCTGGCGTCATATTGGCAACAAAGGATTTGTCCTCAAGATTCTGTTTGGACGTTATTCTCGAAACGTCGCGGTTCGCCGGACCTTGCTCAATCTGGAGCAACTGATTAAGATTAGTTTCTTTTGCCTGCGGTATCGCCAAATCAAGAGCGTTTTGTTGTGTCAACTGCTCCGCCGTCTGCGGTATCACCTCGCCGCCAAGTCCGCGACTCACACCGCCACCGGCGATTTCCTGCGTCACGTTGCCGCTCATATCACGGTGTAGCGTCGTTGACGGGATGCCGACACCCTTGGCCAAACCGCCCGAAGGTATCTTGCGGCTTGACGAAGAAACGTCCGCGCCAGCCAGATTGCCCATCGGCGGAGGATCGTAAGTCCCGTTTTGCACCGCTTCGTAGGTGCTCGCTATATCCCTGTTGGTTTTCTGCTGGCGAGCGTGTGCGTTCAAATACCCCATATACCCGCCATATACCTGTTGCACCCGTGTTTCCAAAAGGTTGAATTCCGCGGGGCTTAGAAGCCGCGAACCGGCAGGGTCTAACCGGCGACCGGCATTCGCGCCCTGCCCCCACACCCAGTTTTGAGGTTGTCTGTTGAATCCACCGGTAATTATTGGCATAAGAATCTCCTCGCTAATATTTCATGCGTTGGTGAAATTCCATTTTAGATATCCCGGCGCTAAATAACCGGGATTGTTTATTGGAATCGCATCCACATCTTCAACTGTCCATCGAAAATAATTTCCACCCGCGTACACGACTTCCGTAAAAGGCGTTAATTCCGCAATGCTGCCGTTTCCGGGGTCTAAAAATCCGTGAAACTCAGTCCATAATTCAAGTGCCGGAATATGAAACCAGAGAGTTTTGGCCTTCGTAAAGGATTCGATTGTTTCGATGTACGAGTAGCTATTTTCCGACCATTTCAATGCCCCAAACCCTTTTTGAATGTCCTCAAATATCCACGGACCGATGATGTCTCCCGCTTGCATAAAACCATATTCCCACGTTGGGGTAGCAACACCATCCCAAGCGGCGGCACGCCTAAAACTCTCTCCGGCGACAGCGCTTCTATTTAACCCCGCCTCCTCTTGCCAAGAGTCCAACGTAAAAAAAACAAGATCACTTCCGCTAAGAGGGCCGGTTACATGATTTATAAAAGCCGTGCAACTCGTTTCCAACCAATACTGCAAGCCCATATCTGGGTACGAGGGTTTATTCCAGTACCCCGCCGCCGAAACATCCCTTCCGTCTATAGCCGTGTAACTTGACGATCCTAACGCCTGACGCCTTTCAGAATACGCCAACGTGATCTCGTCAAGCAAGGTTTGCCAGCTTGCATCCCCTGGTGTTGTAAATGCTGTGCTCATGCGTGCGCCCTCACCCAGTCAAATCCCGCCGTCGGCGGCGTCGTTGTGTCGTCGGTTATCTGATAGACCATATATTTTGTTTTTCCGGTAGTGTCTATTGTATCGTCCCCCGTAACACTCGTCGCGTTCCACCCCGGCGCAATCATCCCGTTACTCAGCGACAACCGCGTTCCACGCTGATACACCGTTCCGTCCTCAACCTTCGCCTCGCGCAACTCCTTGCCGTCCAGTAGCCGTTCCAGTTGATTCACCCGCAACGCCAGTGTTTGCACCGTCTGGCGCATCTGCGCTATTGTCTGATTGCTACTGTCGTTTGCTCGTTCCATGCTACAAAGCCTCAAAGAAAATCTGGACCGACGAAAGGTCTACGGTATCACATGTCGTTTCGGTTGACAACAACACTTCCGGAGATACCGGGACGGTGACGATTCCGCCAGACGCCACGGTATCAGCCGTTACCCGATATGTGTCAGACCCTATCCTAAATTTCGCGTTCTCGTAAATCGTTTCCGTTAGGTTGTTGAACCCCGACATATAAATGGTCGTATCGCTTTCCATCGGAGGTTGCACTTCGTTTGTCAGTATTACTCCCGCATACTGCAAGGCGCGGGTTCGCATGATCGCCGGTTCAGAAGTAGTTTCAAGTGTCCTGAAAAGGTTGTACGTGCCGTCATCGTTAGACTCGTACCAACACTCGCGGATAATCGGATTGGATATTTCCGTTACGCTTTCAACGTGCCACGCGCCGATAGAACCCGCCAATTCCGTCTCCCAAAATGTACCCGCCGTTTTCACGATGCCCCACACGGTCGGGTTGGTAGCGTCGGCATAAATGATGGAATAAAGATCGCTTACACCGGGAACCGGCAGATCATACCACGAGTTCTTTATGCGCCGAATCTTGTCATACTCCGCCACGATGTTCGCCGCGTTGATGTTGCGCCACCGTTGCGTGACTTCGGACTTATACCGCTCGTAGTACATCCATGCGTTTTCGTTTTGCTCCGAAGGATAAGCGCGACTTCTGACAATGGTAAGATTGTCGGGGCTGGCCGTTGAGAAACCCTTGAATAATATCTGAACAATATCACCTGACCCTGCCGTGTTGCCGCTTTCATCAGGATTGGGTTCTACGCTTTTTACGGTCCATACACCATCGTAAGACTGATGATCGGCTTTAGGATTAGTAACCGTCGTAACGGCTCGTAGCGTGGTAATCAGTGAAGCCAACACGCTCTTATCAATGCCCGTCCACTTGCGGACCAACATCTCGGTTGGCAAGTCAGACGGATTGACACTGTACTTGACAAATACAGCGTTATCTTCCGGAACGGTTGTACGCCACTTGTTAGCCATTGGAGTCAATATCCTTTATCACAAGCCCTAACACTAAGGATTTTCCATTACACGTTTTTGAGCCTAAAACGCATTGGGATTACTTGTTCGCACCTGCTCCATGTTTGCGTTCCATTGACCAAACAACTGATCGTAAGCGCTTTGATTATTAATGTATCGATTAATGTCGTTATATGCCGACCTGATGCTATTATACTGAGTCTGCTGTTCGGCTGTCAACGGAATGCCCCGCGCTATTCTAAACTCGTATCGATCCATTCTTTCCTTGATGCTCGCCATCGTGGACTGTAAATATTCGCCCCGCTGTTCGGGATCAACGTTACGAATAGACTGATACATCGTAGTCAGAAACGGGGTCACTTCGGGAGGAGTCGGTTCAGCCGGAGTCGGAGTAACGTTTTGCCGTGCGACTGCGAAACTATTCTTTCCGTTTGTTGATGCACCTTGTATCGGTTGAACCGGCGACGAAGACGGAACAGCAGGCTGTTGGGTTTGAACCCCTTGGACACCCTGTCCGCTTTGAATACCGCCGCCAATACTGTTGGGCATCATAGGCGAATTGCCCTGTTGCTGCGGAACCTGCGGCAACGTGGAAACGCTACCCACGCCCCAGGCCGGAATAGCTGCACCAACGCCGGGATTGGTCTGCACATCAGAATACGGCGGACTATAAATTTGGTTGCCTACCGGAAACGGCATTTTATATTTTTGCTTCTGAAGGTCTAAGTCGCGCTGGCGCTGAAAACGCTGAATATCAGAATCGTGTTGCTTAAATGGGTCTTCGTACTTCATAACCTAATCTCCTATTTGTTGGAATACCCCAAAACTCCACCAGATTTTACGTGTGCCTGAATCCTCGATATATACAGACTTGCCGACATTGCCGTGATTCGCATGGCAAACTTACGACAGGCGAGTGCGTTCATGAGCGACACTTCGATGCGCCCGTTTCCCTGCGCATCAGCCGGACGTATTTTGAGTTGGCTTTCAGTTTTCCAAGTGTCGCTAATTTTCACGTCGAAGTTTATTGTGGCGATGTCGCCGCTATATTGATACACGAATGCCACTTTGTCCACCAGTAACGGCTCCGTATCCGCGCCGGTAATCGTCCGCGTAGTGAATCTGAATCCCGTAGTTGAGTAATCGTACAACTCGACGTTCTGGCCGGGAACGATGATGAACTTTGTCGCCGCGCCGTTCAAGCCGATGATCTGTTTCTGTGCAAAGTCAGCCGTGAGCGATGTGATCTGCCCGCTGGCAAATGCGCCAAGATTGTTGCGGATTGGCGTAGTCAGTTCTACAATCTGGTTGCCGTCGTATGCAAACACGCCATATGTATTCGCCCAATAAAGAACGCCGTCCATAGCGATAACATTGCCAGCCACGGGTAATCCGCTCGACTGTTTTACATATTCACTTTCAAAACTACCGCTCGGAGAATCAGCGTTTTTTATCACGTATAGTGCGTCCGCTTTGAATACCGCTATATTAGACCCGAACGGAACTACCTGAACAATGTTGCCGGATTCCTGGCTATCGCATGGAACATAACCAAGCCCTTGCAGTACATGGCTCGTTAGATACCCATACGCGCCGTAATACAACGTAGTACCAGTCGCCGCAAACCCAAACAGACGATTATGGCAAAACCGCCATGTCGCTGTAACGGGTGCGTTCGATGGCGCGGTAACGGTCGTGATTCCATTCCACACCGTCCCTGCGGGTACTGTAGGTTCAACGTAAAGCAATCCCGGCTTGTCTGATCCCATGCCGTAAGCATCTGGCGTCTGGCCGTCCTTGATTGCTTCGGACGACGCATCCTTAGATAATGACGCCGGAAACTGCGCGGCAATATCAATCCATTGCGACTGCGGTTGTCCTCTCTCAGCCATTAGACTGTCCTTCGCGTGTATGTTGAAGAACTCAGGTTGAACGTAAGCCCGCCAAAACGCCGCACGTCATCCCGCGCCGCCTTGCCCATCAAAGCGGAAATGTCAGCGTCGGATATTTGAAGCTCAGCAATACTGGAATACCCCGCGTCTTGGAGTCGGCGGTAAATCATCTTCTGTAGCACTTCCTCGTACACCGCAGGAATCGTTATCGCCGTGCTTGAGTCAGCGATGGTAGTGGGAATCTTGTAGTATAACGCCGCCACCGTATAGGCCGCGTCGGGAACAGGCGACCAGTAGATAGAACTCCCAAGAACGTAGGCGTACTGGGGCGTTCCTTCTTCTGTGCCATCTTCCCAGTAGTCTGACTGCCATTGCTCTACCGGCATTAATTCAACCAATCCACCAGAATCGGCAGAAGGCGAAGTAATCACAAGCGCGTTCGGAACGTCGTAGAACTTTCCAAAATCACTCGGAAGTGCGGTAGCGCGTGTGGCGTGTGCGGCGGTTAAGTTAGCAGACGTGCGAAGAAATCCCCACGAGCGGGATATAGTAAAGTCATTCTGCGCGTTGTTCAACGCGGAATAGAAGTCGTCCAAAAATCTTACATTCTCCGGCCCTTGCCCAAACTTATACTGCGCCGAAGTGAGTAGCGAGGTAACGCTCATAACTACAACTCCTTTCAAAACAGAGTATGCGGTTATGGTCGTTCGTAGAAAATAACCGCCTGCACCGTCTGATTGCTGTACGTCGCATTCGTGGCTGTGAGATATATGGTTTCGTCCAGCATCATAAACCGGGTAACTCCGTTTGTCGTGAAAACATCACCCGAACTGGTTTGGACGGGATTACGCGGAATATAAGACGTAGCGTTTGAAATCGCGCCAACATCCAAGAACGTAGTTGCAATTCCAGTCAACGAATTGGACGCAAAGACAACCAGCGCTACACTTGAAGTGGCATTGGCAAACGTACAATCAATGCGCTCCAGATATCCGGTAACCTTTGTTGTAGTATCAACGCTTTTGGTAGCCGTCAACGATGCCCCCGTAATCTTGGCGATCACCTTGTCGAGATTGCCCGCCAGCAGCACGGTAGCGCACGACAAAACCGCCGCTATGAGAATAAATCGTTTCATCATTATCCCTTCACTCAGAGGATCGGGGGATTGCCCCGACCCTCGTAGTTTAAGTAATCATCCTTAAGGTCCGGTATAGACATTGTTCGTCAGTATCCCGCCAAGGAAATACATGACATTGGTAGACAATGTGCTGGATATGGTAATATTTGTGGTAATACCATTCGCCGGAGTAACCGTGGTAGCCGTCAACGCGCCAGCAATGGCAACCGTGGCTTCAGTAATGGTGAGTGTATTCGCGTCGCCATTCTTGATTAACCCGCCGTTGCTGAAACGAATGTCAGCCGTGGTCGGAGTAGCAACCTCGTCCATATCAATACCAAAAGTGACCGTCGAGGCATCACTTCCTAGCTTGATGATAGACGACTCTGTTTCCGTACCATCGGCCACGCATTCAACCGTCAGGCCGTCGAGTTGCCCCACAACACCGGTAACTCCACCGGATATGTAGTTCTTGGCCTTGATGTATGCCCCGCGCATATTGTACGCGGAATCATTCACCAACTTGTTCAAGCAGCGAACATCCAACCCAGTATCGTAGTTGCCGTCCCAGTTAGCTGTGGCTGCAACGGTGCGGCCAAAACTCCCAAGGATTCCGTAGCTCGACTGATTCGTTACACCAAACCCAAACGGAGTCGTGCCGGTAATATCGCCAATGGTCACAAGGCTCGTGCGGCTGACGCCGGAGCGAGTCGAAGCAGCCAGAGGTTGAATATTGATGGACGTGCGCGACGTGGTGCTTGTAGCGGTACCAGCAATGGTCGATCCATTACCAAAAGTAATAGTTCCGCTAATAGCAGCGTCCGTAATAGTCGCAGGGCCAACAAAGCTAGTCCCATAAAAATTACCGCTCGCATCAATATACGCAGCACTCGACCAGTAAGCCAAGGCGGTCTTGTCCTCTGCCGCGCCGACAGTCGCCAGCGCGAGACAGATCGCAATTCCCATATAGATTTTCTTCATGTCTTTTCTCCATTAAAAGGCGGGAGAGGTTTTTACGCCTCTCGCCGCCCTTAATTGAATTGCGGTCGGTTACGGAGTGCCATCGGAACCGTAGATTTGATACCAGTCATACGGAGCGTGGCTCATACGGGCTGTGATCGTCCAGCTACGCGAATCATTCCGAATGGTCGTATCCGGTTTCACCGTGGGGCTACGCCGCATATAGAACCGAATCGGTTTCTGATCCGTCACCAAAAACCAAGCGGTCGTCGAGGTCAGGTAATGCCCAATGGCATAATCCATACCGCGAGTCCGAATGGCGTTGATCTCGTTCGTGCTCTTGTAGGGCACTTCAACGGACTTCAGGATTTCGATAGCCGCACGTTCCAGAGCCGCCGGAATGATGAGCAGCTTGGGGATCGCCATGATCGGGTTTCCTTCGTGGTCCTTCAGACCGGAGAAGTTTGTAACCCCCGCCCACAGAGAATCCGCGCCCAACGTCACGTCGGTGCTCGGACGGTTAGCCTGAGCCGCACCACCCGCACCCGTGAAGGTAGCGTGTGAGGTAGCAATCAGGGTTTCGTCAGCCGTGTCGCTCGCACCAACCGTGTTCACCGTGACGAACGCATTGTTTAGGTCATAAGCACCTTCGGTTTCAATGCGGTGTTTCATCGCCGTGCCCAGTTTGCCAGCAGCGCTCTCAACCACCGGGAACAGTTCGTCCTCAAGGCATTCCTCGGAGGCGATCAGCGTGTTGCCGTACTTCACATGCGTCCATGTACGAACCGGACCTTGCACGAAGTTCACTTCCGGCGCATTCTCGTACTCGCCCAACACACCCGGCATGGGAAGTTCGCCATACAGGGAAACCTTCTCATACTGCTTGCTGGAACTCATCGTGTCGCACCACTTGGTGTATTCCTCCGGGTACTTACCCAGGTAATCGTAGAACGCTTTATTGATGCGAGCATCAAAAAGGTTCGCCATATTTGCGGATAAAATAGCCATAACTTATTTCCTTTTCGTTGTTTTTGTGTTGATGTTACTGAGCCGCTTGGACGTTGCCCTGCACACCGGTAACAAACCGGAATATAACGCGGGGGTTCGTATCGCCCACATCGCTAATCAGACCGACTACTTCCACGAGGTCCGTGGTTGTATCGGCAATGTCAATCAGCCAGTCGTTGCCGCTGGCGATCAGCGAATAGGTCGTGCCAACTTCCGTCCCCAACAGAACATAGGCGGTGGTAGCATTAATCAGCGTCCCCTCGAACAGGTTGTAGTCATTGGCCTCGTAATAACCGACCTTCGTTCCAGCCGTGCCACTTGCAGCCGCAACCGCAATACCAACCGGCTTGCCAGCGTCCGTAGTTCCCGGCCAGATTTCCAGTTCCTTGCTGGTGCCATCACGCACCAAAGGTGCACCAGCGGTAAAGGTCTGACTGGCTTCCTCGCCAGGGGCGCGGTCCCATATAATTCCATCCTTGGCTTCCTGCCGATAGATGGAAAGAGTTTTTGCTACGCGTGTCGTTGCCATAGTTTATTTCCTTTGTTGTTAGACTTTTCGCACTCGTACCACAACGCCTTGCTGACGGGCATCAGCTTTGACGTAACTGCATGGGCTATAATTACGCATCGGGCAATGCGTCGGTTATTCCTCCAAACTCTCGCGTTTAGTTGTCACTTCCACATCGGGTTTGACAACCACGCCTTTACCACTCATCTTGCGGGCATCATTCTGAGCGGCTTCCTTTGCTCCCACATATCTGCTGGAGCGGTCTTGTTCGCGGGCATTAACAAGTTCTTTCGGGCAACACATCAATATGCGATCTCCGCGCTCCTTGGTTTCCCCGGTCGTATCCTTAACCGCTTGGAACGGGTCACCCATAATCGTTTCGTTTCCCTTGGCCGGGACATACTGTTTGTGAGCAAAGTCGTTCATCTCAACATCATTCGACTTTCGCGCCCAAACGTAATGCAAACTATCGTCCTTGTTGCCAACGTACCAGATGTCTTTGGGAGCACTCTCGGAAGTCACACCGGCGCGAACGATAGTATCCTTCTTTTTGCCCCAGTTCGGGTTTCCACGTTTCTTAGGAGCTTCGATGGTTTCGGCAGTAGCGGCGGTATTCATATTTTCGTTTTCGCTCATGGTAAATCTCCCTTAATGATTATCGTTGTTTGGAACGCTCGTACATTTCCTTCGCCCTGTTCGGATCAGCCCAATTCAAAAGCTCTTGCTTTGTCTTGAACTTACCCTGCGCTTCCCTCACAACGTCTGGATCATTAACCCATGACGGTATCTTCTGGCTACCACCACGAATGTTGCTTCCACCTACGCCGCCAGCCAAACTCGCCTCTCTACCCACCTTTTCGCGGGCGTCGGTTTCGCGCTGTTTAACTCCGCCGTTTCGTAAATTGATAAACTCTAACTTGCGTTCGTAAGACAACCCCTGAAGGTCGGGACACTCATCATCAAGTTTCTCAATCTCTTTCAGAGCGCGACTTGATTCCGGGTTGATTGCCAACATCTTCTTGAACGCACGTTCTTCAGCCGCCGCGATTTCCTTGGCCTTTTCCGCTCGCTCTAAATCGCGGTCGTAAACCAAGTCTCTGATAACCTTTTCAAGACCAGCCGCAGGATCGTCCTGAAACTTGGTTTTTACTTCCCCGATATAATCATCGAGGGTCTTTACCGGCCTTGGAACATCAGGCGCTTTTTCAACATTGCGTGTGCGACTGATGTATTCTTGGTTATCTTTTAACCGTTTCTCGGTTATCTCTTTTTCCGATTCAACCGCCTTGAGCTTTTCAAGTATCTCGGTCTTTTCGGCCTTGAGTTTTTCAACTTCGCTTACCGGCTCGTCGGGCAGAGTTACATCCGGCTTGTCGAGTTGTTCTGTCGTTTCGGGCGTCGGGGCTTCGGCGTCGGGCAAGACGCCTTCTTTTTCGTCCTTCATCGTTTCTCCTTATGCGCCTTCGGGCGGAGGCGCGGTTTGTATGGATTCGGGCAAATCCACGTTTTCTTTTTGAGGTGCTATCACCTTGCAAAGCTCGGCATCACTATACGGAGCAACAACCTGATAGTTGTATGTCTTCAAAAATTCAATAGCCCACTGGATTTTGTCGCTTATTCTTTGGCCGGGGCAATGCCCGCTTGACCATAATTCAAGATTTTCAATTCGATCATCGTTTCTAATTCCGTTTTTATGATGGACATCTTCTTCCCGCCGCAAATCTCTTCCCAATGATAACTCCATCACATATCGCGAACGTCTTTTGTGTTTTCCGTTGCCAAGCAATACAAAATAATATCCACGCGGATCGAGATAACCATTGGATTTGGTTTTTGGTTTTGATTTTGGTTTTTCTACTAAATTGCTTCGTTTCCACAATTTAAAACAATCTTGCGAACAGAACGTCTGGGTTCCTTTGACTTTGTTCTGTTCGGATCGTTTTCTTAAAAAAATCTTTCCGCAACACGAACACTTACGAGAAACTCTCGATTTTTCCGTCCGAGCAAGATCGGCGCACTTTCTAGAGCAATATTTTAAAAACTGGCAATTACGGACTTCCTTTCCACATCGAACGCATTTCAGATATTTGTTGTACATATAATTACGCTGGTTCTGATGAAACAGGGGAACCGGCATTCATGCTTCCCATATCAGCCGCGATATTTTGCCTAGATGTATCTCCGGGTAAAGGCGCAGAGGCGTTCTGCCCCGACGCTTGCCCTTGCGTGATTGGAGCAGATGCGCCTCCCGCCTGACTTTGTTCTTGTTTCTGAAGCATCTGGTGCTTTGAAATGTGTTGCTGCATCATTTGAACGTTGGCATTTGGCGGGTCTTCCCGTTGCGCCTGCCACATACGCTGTGAATGAATGGCAATGTGAACGTCGTGCATCTCGCCCGTCTCAGGTTCATCCCATTGCGCGTATGTCATAATCTCGTTATTTTCCCACAAGGCGGCTTTGACAGCCTGATCCTTGGCCGGGATGGTTACGAAGTCGGCGGGGTTTTCCTCGCCCATCGCCTCGGCCAGCCGCAACATGATCTTGGCCTTCGCCCCGGCATCCTGTGTCAACCCAAAAAGCTGTAGGAGGTTCTGTATCCGCGTAGCGTTATCCATCGCCTCAGATACACCCTTCAACTCCACGGTGTAGATATCCGCAAGATCAAACTGAAACTCAGCGCCTACCACACCTATCTGCGCCACGATGTCTTCCAGCGTCATAAATGTGTGGATATACTGAGCAAATCGGCGCATATACTCACCTATCAAGGAATCCTCGATGCTCGCCATATCGCTGTATATTGGCGTAGTAGCAGAGGCTTTGGCCGACATGAACTCGCTCGCGCTGGTGCGCCCACCCATCGCCACGCCCATTACGGCATCCGTGGTGTTCATTATCTCGCGTATCTTCTGCTCAAAATACTGAATCGACGCCATCACGGTTCCGGTCATATCCGCAATCTGCGTTTCCATGAACGCCGAACGAATGTCACCTTGGCACGGTATCCCGTTAGAGTGGCCCCAATCGTACTTGTCAATATCAACACGCAAGGGATCGTAAACAAACGGACGCCGCAGATTCTTTGATCGATTGTCAATCAGTTGGTTTATCGACGTACAAATCTGGTCGTAATAAGTCTCCGTCTTTTCGCCTAAGCTGATATGATACATACCTACATCGTCTTCGGTCTGATGGGCTACGAGGATGGGGATGCCTCCGGGGAACACATTTTCACGAACTTCGATGATCTCACAACTCTCAGGACTACCAACCAGACGGACTCTGCACCGCATCTCAAGGCCATCCTCGTCCCATTTCTTCGAGTCTTTGTCTATCGGCAAATTAACCCACACGAAAAAGTGTTTGTATCGCTCGCTCGTCCGATCCTGTCGGTCGCGGTCGGCGTTATCCATGCGGTCTTGAGCCGGAGTGCTTAGATCAGACGAAGATACGTGTTCGATATACTTGGCAAACTTGTTACGCAACCCTTCCTGCCCGTCGGGTTCAAACAACTTGACATTATTGTTTTTGCTGTCGCGCAGGAGCACGTCCCAGGTAATCGGGCTGTCAATAAACACGGCTGGCTGACCATCAATATCGTCGATGTTTTCGTCAAGCCAAATCTTGTCTATCGGAATGAACTCAAAACCGGGAAGATAGTTTTTGACAAACGCCATTGTCTTGCGGTCGCCGCTGGCCTTATCACGATACACAAGGTCTGTCACCCGCTTTTCCCAGGGGACGCCCACGAAGCACGTTCCGTTTTTGTAGCAATCGTGCAACGCCTTTTTAAGATTGCTCTTGAATTGGTTGTTGGATTGTGCCTTGCGAAACAGTAATGTCATTATCTCGGCGTTCTTGGCGCGGATAATGTTTGTGGTTTCATCGTCAACCGCGCCGCGATACCCGTAGGTATAGTTTTCGGGATTATCCGTAAAGGTCTTAAACGCCATGCTCTGAAGCTGATTGACGCTGATGTGGAACACACCCGTGGCTTCGTTGGCACGGTGCTTGGAGTCGAGCGAGGAGTCAGGTTTGCACCGGAACATCTGATCGTTCTTCTTCCAGATCGTTTCCAGTGCTGACCTATCGCGGATATTGGAGAAGATATGACTCAGCCGCTTCTTAGTCTGGTCAACTATTTCCTGTTCCTCGGCGTAGTTAGGAAACAGGTCAAACAGCGCAACATCCTCGTCGGGCTTTGGAACCTCGACCTCAAGGAAAGAGCCGGTAGGATCGTCGTTGACGGGAGCAGGAGCGGTCGCCAGAGGGTCTATCGCAGCGGCAAATAACTCGGTGATAGCCATACATCCCCTTCAAAATCGAGGGGCGCACGGCACAACCATGTTGAAATTGTTGTCGCCGAGATACTCCGCCCCTCACCCATTACACCGAAGTGTAACATGCGGGAGCGTGTTTTGTTTACAAGCCTTTCTCAACCAAGTCTTTAATGTGTAACACCCTTCGAGATACAGTCATCGCGCTTATACCCAACATTATTCCAACTTTGCGAATAGACGGCATTGGAGATTTTTTACGTATTTCAATAATCTGCATGTCCACGGAATCCAGCTTTTTGTTTGCCACCAGAGCTAAAAGTGTTTCAGCAAAATCCAGAGCCTTCTTTCTAATCTCGGAATCACAACTATATTGCAAAGTAGGATACCACTTCTCATCATCGTATGATTCTGATTGCTCAAACACTTTGTTTCTAAACGTCTGGTTCATACTTAATCTCCATTCTGCATAGCGAGGATGTTTGATTCATCTAGTAACTTATATGTTACTCCGTCCTCGTTGCAGGTTGCGCCAACACCGGCGTCAAACCACACACTGCGATTCGGTTTGATTTCACAGCATTCAGGCCCGACGCGGATGACATACCCCGTTTTCGGCGGGAGCTTGGACTTGTCCGGAAGATAGAGGCCCGCAACTTTGGCGGGCAACGGATACGGTTCAATAAGAACAAATTTGTTTTGCGGAACGATTCGTTCGACAACTCTCCGCAACTCAATTTTTGCCAGAATATGTTTGGCGTCCGTTAGGGCTAACGTCCTGTCCTTGAACGGAAGTACTGTGTACTCCTTGAGAAAGAGGATAACTTCGCCAGATTGATAAGTTGTTGCATCGGGGCCGCTCCGTAAAACCGTGGCGCGCCAGCCGAAAGTTTTTACGGAGTCAGGAACGATGATGCCGTCCTTGATGGTTTCGGGTTCCTCGCGCCGGACGAGGACGAGGGCGCGGAGGGGTTTGAAGGTCGTCGCGTCTGCTATGCTCATTTATATTTATTTCTCCTTTTTAATGTTTCCGATATTTTCTTGCGTGTTTCATACGGTTGTTTTTTACCCTTGTTAGCTTCTGATAATTTTTTCCTCCATTCAATCGTAATTACTCTCCCCTTATTGGACTTGGAGGTTTTATTTCTTGTTTCTTTTGAAACCAAATGTCCTTTACGCGCAATCGACATTTTCGCACAGGTTTCTTTAGATAACTTCCTTCCCTTAAGGGTTTCGGATATTCTCCGACGCATTTCATAGGGTACAGGTACTCCCTTTCTGGCCACAGACATTTTGGCTATTGTTTCAGGAGATCGTGGTTTCCCTAAACGCAAGGCAGACAACTTCCGCCTTGTTTCTTCCGAAGCCACTCTGCCAGTTAACGATTTAGATATTTTGTTTTTAATTTCTTCAGAAAGAGGAACTCCTTTACGAACCAACCCTATGTTGCGCCTGTGTTCATCAGAAAAAATCATTCCTTTATGAGATAGAGAAATTTTTTGTCTGGTTGCTTTAGAATGACGTTTATTTAAACTTCCTCCCGATTCGGAATTATACCCAAAATTATTTTGATTAGATTTATAAAAACAAATCCACGTTTGCTCTTTAACATCCAGTATATCCTCGGGAACCTCTTCTAAAACTCTAAACTCAAAACAACCACACCCGTACTTATTGAACGATCTTTGAAGATACGAGTTAAAATGCCCTCCTTTTTTTAGATCGCAAAAATGCATTCTCTTTCGAGTGTATACATCCACGCTCTGTCCTATATACCGCTTTCCGGTTACAGTATTAATGATTTCGTATATTCCGCATGTTTTCATGTCAATCTTTATTTAATTCTTTAATTTCATTTCTAAGATTTTCAAATAAAAGCAAGTCCATTTTGCGCCCCGTAGATTGACCTTTTAAAACCCCATCCATAAACGAATTTCCAGAAATGTTTTCCAAGTCATTCATGGATGCGAGTTGTTTTCGAATTATACTCTCTATTAAATTAAAACCATGTTCGTTAATAACCATCGCAATTAGAGCAAGATCAGCGATGTCGGTTTTCATTAGTACCCCCCGTGGTTCGATATGTTTTGTAACTCTTTCGGTTTGCGGTTCGAGTAGTCGCCCAAAAAACGCGGGGATTCAGAGGCCAAGTATTCTGTCGCGTCCACCAAATGGTCGTCGCGGTTACGTTTTGTCTCCTTAAGATTTTTGCTCTCGTTACCGAAGGCGCGTGTATCAACTACGCATCTCTCGAACTCCCAAATCATCTTCGTGCATTTACGCGAGAAGTACATCCGTGGTGCACCGAGTTTCCCCGTGACCATGTGTTTTCGCATCGGATCAATCTTGAGCAGAGCGCGGAGGTTTTGGGCGCGAGCCTCCTGCCCCAACTTGGAACTCTCGCACACGTTCAGTCCACCAATTTGGAAGAAGAAACTTACCGGCCTGCCAATGCCGCCAGCCGTCTGAAACGAATGCCAATCCAACCAAGTCCGAACGTATCGTTGGCGTATCGCAATTTCTTCGTAACAATCCCAATAGTTGCCCGTATCTTTATCAAACATTTTTTTGATAAGTTTTCTTTCGTTACCGCAATGTTCAATGATCGCCGGGGCGTGTCCAATCGCGTCAAGGCCCGTACGGTAGTACTCGTCAAACATAAAAAGTTCTCCACTCGGACTCGCGGCCCACATTCCACATGCCGTTGGGTTTTGGTATCCATAGTCCATGCTCCTATAACAAGTCCAGCCCTTGCCGGCAATATCTTTCCACTCCCAGTCAACATAATGTATGTCGCGTTCTATCTCTGGATAAAAAAGTCCGCTGGCTTCTTGAGCTATCCCATAGTAACGCGCCATACCCTCTCTTATCGCGGATTGGTTTCCTGTCTTTTTAGGATTCTCAACATGTTCAACAAATGCCTTGTGCTTTTCTTCTGGATGAATAATGTGATCGGGAACGTCATCAATAGAAATTCTTGTTCTTAAAATGCTACGTCCATAGGTGTCGCTTCCACGCCAAAGACCCACAAGAAAACTATTCATCCCTGAATCCGGTCGTCCAGGCACAATATGCGGAGTATAAGACATGATAAATTTGACACCGCCGCGTGTTCTGCCGCGCTGAGATAATTCCATAAAAAACGGAACAGGGATTTGTTCGTTAGCCAGCACGATGTCGGCCTTAACGCCACAACACACAGACGGAAGCTGGTCATAGGTTAAAAGAATTATCTTGCTTCCACACTTCAACGGGACTCTTGGGCCTCTATCCCACGAGGGATCGCGCGTTCCCCCCAAGGTTATAGAACGGAAGTCACCGAGTTCGCTGGCTGGCAACCATTTTTGAAGTTCGGGCCACAAATCTTCGCGAAGTTGTGACTTGTCATAGCCCATCGCTACAAGCGTCTTTTCTCCGTCCCAGTCGTAATACTTAATCCCGTTTTGGAATATAGGCCAAGTCTTATCACACGGAATGGTCATTAGGATAGCTTTGGCAACTGCGTGACAAGTTTTTCCAACTTGGTTTGGACTTTGGTTCATGTATAAATCATGAGTTCTATCGTTGATCCAATCAGCAGTTGAAACAACATCAAACCCGCAATCATACGCTCGCTTTTTGTCGCCATGAGGATGGAAAAAGGCTATGCCGCATTCCAGTTTTCTTTGCTCAAGTTTTTTAAGATCAGCCTCCAGTATTGGATTAGCCTTAATCTCTGAATACGTGGCGGTTATTTTTTCGTGGCCAAGCCACAACTCATACACCTTTTCGTCGCCTTGAGCTTCCATTACACCTTCTCCGGTATCTGCGGTTGTTTTTGGGTTTCTTTTAACTTTTTCCAGCGAGGTTTTCCGATGCGAGCTTCTGACATTCTGCATCTTCTCTCCTCGGAAAAGTGTACCCCAAAATTACAATTTTTGCAACCACTTTTAGATTTTGACATTTTCAGTCTTGTTTCAATAGAATGTTTTTTTCCCTTATGAGCGTTAGACATATTTCGGCGAGCTTCTATTGAATATTTTCTCCCCCTAACAACATCCCTAATTCTACGACAACTTTCCTTAGAACGGTGTTTTCCAGTATTAGATTCTGAGATTTTTCGGCACGTTTCTTTTGACCGATATCTAAAATAACCGCCACCAGAATCTAAATTATATCCAAACTCAGGCTGATTGCTTCTGTAATGTGATATCCACAATCGTTCTTTAACATCAAGCAAACCTACTTCTATTTTTTCTAAAATACGAAATTCAAAATTGTCTTTTCCATATTTATTAAAAGCTAATTGAAAATGTTGATTGAAGTGTTTGTTTAACCTTAATTCCCAAAAATGTTTTAACATTCGTCGTCTAATATTACAACTTTGACCTATATACCACTTTTCATTTACCATATTTCGAAAACCATATATACCAGAATTAATCATGTTTTCCTTCTGGAAGTCTGGGAATTTCCTCAAATTCCCCCTCAATAGGTTCCTCGGATTCAACAGGCTTCGGAAGTGGTTGTTGTCCTCGGTTGCGTATGCGAAAAATGAGTTCCATCGTGGACTCCTCGGCCTTTTTCTCTGGTGGCTTAATGCTTTCGCTGGCGATAGACGCGCTATCAACAAGGTCTTTTACCAAACGCCCCTTGCGTTCGTCCGGCACCTTGGAAATATCCAGCCCGCGCAACGTTTCGATAGCCTTGTCTTCGGCCAATCCAGCAATCGCCATGCCTCGCGCCATCTTCGCGTTGTCCATGATCCCGCGATTCCGGCTAACTGCCCTCTCTATGGAACGCCTGGTTACGCCAAACATCGCGCCCACCGCCGCCTCGGAATTGAACGTCCTCAAAAACGTGATTATCCGTTCCTTTTCGGATTGCGTTGAGTTCTTGAAGTGTTCCTGTAGATCGGGAATCTTTGATAGCTCCCGAATGGCGTCCAGCGGCAACTCCCCGGCATCGGGTCTTTTCCTTTTTGCAAGCGCGTTTTTCGGTATCAATGATTTTGGGCGCATAGTTATTCCTTTGCCCCTCTTATACCCCACCCCGCCAAAAATGTCAATCAAAAAAAATATATTTATTTTGGTGTTGACAAAAACGGGGACGAGGCGTATAAGTGTCACAAAGGGCAGGAAACCCTTGAAACCAAAGGCAGAAACATGAATTTGGGTGACGCCAGCCGCAAGACCCTCCAAAGTATTCCGAACCCGACAAGGGTATCTGCCGTACTGTGGATTTCCTTCTTGCGCTGGCGTTCACCTTTTTTGAGGTAATCTATGACACTAACGGAAATCATCTCACGACTAAACGCCCAAAAAAACGGAAACGGATGGATGGCCAAATGTCCCGCACACCCCGATAATACTCCCTCGTTATCCATAGCCGAAGGCAAAGACGGAAAAATTCTACTCAAATGCCACGCTTTTTGCGATACCGAACAGGTTGTCGCCGCAATGGGTCTAAAGATGAGCGACCTGATGCCACCCAAACAGAAAAAACAGAGCAAGATCGTGGCAACCTACGATTATACCGATGCCGCCAGGAATCCATTATTTCAAGTCGTTAGGTTTGAACCAAAAGACTTTCGCCAACGGCGTCCAGATGGAAATGACGGATGGATATGGAACATGGATGGCGTCGAGCGTGTATTGTATAAACTTCCAGACGTGGTTTCTGCCGTCAAAGAGGAACGACTTGTCTGCATTACCGAGGGCGAAAAGGATTGTGACGCACTAACCACCTTTGGAATATGTGCCACCAGCAATCCCGGCGGTGCCACTAAGTGGCAGGACAGTTACACCGCCACGCTAACCGGAGCAAGCGTGGTCGTTATTGCCGATAAAGACGAACCGGGCCGCAAACACGCACAAGTAGTGGCAAAAGCGTTGTATGGCAAGGCCGCGTCTATTATCGTAATAGAACTACCTGACCGTAGTGGAAACCACGTTAAAGACGCCTATGATTGGATAAAGGCTGGCGGCACGTTCGACGAATTAAGCGAAATAGTTAAAACAGCAACGCCGTGGGAACCCGTAAAAGAAAAAAAATCACCACAGGTTTTGCCGCCCCAGCACAAGACAACCTCGATCTCGGAAACCAATAAATTCAAGATTTTCTACAATGGAGCCAACAAAGGATTTCTTGCCCCCGATAATCGTGGCGGGTGGGTTTCCCTATCCGAAACGCAAATAAAACGCCTCTTGCGAAGCAATGGTGTAGAAAGCAAAACCCAAAAGAACGAACTTGTGTCCGAAATGGACTCCGAACTACTGATGATTCAGACCACCCAAAACGTAGATTACTCTGGCCCACTCGCCGGTCACTACGCCGGTATGCTCCAAATAGCCAATCATCGCATACTTGTTACCGAATCTCCCACGCTAATCGAACCAAAGGAAGGCGATTGGAGTATGTACCGCAGTATTGTAGAAGGTTTGCTTGGCGCAGATCAATTACCGTTCTTTTACGGATGGGTCAAGGTGGCCTATGAGTCGCTACGTGCCGGTGTTCGCACTCCTGGTCAGGCGTTAGCCATAGCAGGACCGCGCAACGGCGGAAAATCTCTAATCCAAAATCTTCTTACCCCTGTTTTCGGCGGACGTTGCTCTCGCCCCTACGAATATATGACAGCTGGCTCGCCGTTCAACGCTCACCTATTTGGAGCCGAACATCTCATGGTTGAGGACGAAGCCCCGTCCACCGATCTCCGCGCTCGCCGCGCATTCGGCGCACAAATCAAGTCAACCACGGTTAACCTTGAGGCACAATGTCACGCTAAGGGCCAAACCCCAATTATGTTACGCCCGTTCTGGCGTCTTTCCATCACCTTAAACGACGAACCCGAAAACCTGATGGTTCTGCCACCTATGGACGAGAGCATATTCGATAAGATTATCCTATTCAAGTCCAATTACCAAGAAATGCCTATGCCAACAGCCTCCCCCGGCGACCGCCAAGCGTTTTGGTCAAAGTTATTAGCAGAATTGCCAGCATTTCTCTATTATTTGACTAATTGGCAGATTCCAGCCGCAATGGTGTCCCAACGTTTTGGCGTTACACACTATCATCACCCCGAAATAATGAACGCACTCAATGAATTAGCACCTGAACACCGACTTCTCAGCCTGATTGACGGATACTTATTCAACGGATTAGACGCAGAATGGTCTGGAACCAGCGAGCAGCTAGAACGCGCCTTAACTGACGCCGATTCCAAGTGCCGTAGCGAGGCAAGCCGCCTATTCTCTTTCAACACCGCTTGTGGCACTTATTTGGGTCGTCTTGCCAAGAGATTTCCAGCCCGTTTTGACTATCAAAGGGACGGAACTTCAAGGACGTGGATTATCTCGGCGCGAGGAAGTGAAATATGAATAAAATATGGGAAGATATCCCAAACAGAATAGAGCAAAATGTCTTAGATAATATCATTCGCAGGGATATGTGTAAATGTTTACAAAACTCAAAAAGCAATGGAAAATGGGAAAAAGTTTTAGGATATACACTAAATGAACTCAAAAATCACTTAGAATCATTATTTTTTTCAGAAATGTGTTGGAATAACTATGGGTTAAATGGATGGACTATTGACCATATCATACCGTGCTCGTTTTTTATGTGGCGCAGATATGAAGATGTTGAGTTTCAATACTGTTGGAGTTTGGTTAATTTGCGTCCTATGTGGCAAGGTGGAAAAGATGGAAATTCTTCCAAAAACAACAAGATGATTCTTAACGGTAAAAAAATTAAAGTCATTTCCAATCAATGAAACAACCAGCCTGCCACCATATTTTAGCATTTATATATATATTTGATTTATATACCACTTCAAGAATATGGTGGTTGGTTGACAAAAATCAACGACTTACAAAAAATTCGGTAAAAACATCAAAAACTCAACAAAACAGCAATTCTTATAACTCACCCCCAAAAAATTTTAACTCATCACCTTTTTGCAAACACCCCCACGGTCGCTCAAAAGCCTTCTGGATGCCCTAAAAACGATTCGAGTGCAAAAACCGTACAAAGATGCCTTCCGGTGGAGATCGTCGCTCCTTGGGCTATTTGAGCCTATTCTACGCAATTCTGTGTGTATTGTAGACCAAGGATGAGACTTCGTGAAAATTACGACCGAATGCAGAGGACATGCAATACGTACATACGCATGGCCGCCATCGGGCAAACGGGCCGGTGATACCCTGCCACCCGCGCTCTACGCGCTGCCACGTGCGCCCAGGATCGCGCCTGTTTGCATCAATTTGCAACGACTTACAACATGAGCCTTGATATTTCAAACACAGCAAAGTTATATTGTATTGAATATCAACATCTTAAATTAGCACGTCGCATAATACATATAATGTCTACTATTTGAAATGGCGGTATAAAGCCCGCAAACATTACTCATGGAGGGTGTGGCGCATATGGGCGGGAGTTATTGGCGGCATGGATATGTGACGCATAGTATAATCTTGCTACGAAGTATAACGATCTTGCTATATTTCAAATGGCAACATATCAGAATAAACTTTATCGCTCTTCAAGTGATTGCACCTGGCGCAGGTCATTCGGAGATTATAATGGGCATTTGTGCCCCCTTTAGCTAGAGGCGTGATATGGTCAACGTGCATTAAGTGTGTTAAAAATATATGACAGCATATCGGGCATTTAGTTCGTTTGTGTTTAAGAGCGGAAAGGAAATAGCGCTTGACATCATCCCGGCCGTGTTCGCGGGATTGTCCGTGTTTTGTTAAACGGTAACGGGATTGTTGTGCTCTAAGATTTGCATGAACAACATCTATCTTGCGAACACGATGGCCGCCGCGATTTATATATTCTTCGCCGCGTTTTATTCTGATTGCGGCACACTGCTCTTTTGAATATACCCGTTTTAAAAAGTCTAATGTATCCGTTATATGTTCCTTATAAAACAAGGTATCCACTATAGGGCCAACCTGTTTTGACGCTCCCACGGCCATCCTATCGCCTGTATTTATTGCGGTTTGTGCCTGTAATGTCATTTTATCGGGTTTCCGGTGTTTGTTCGAATGCAGATAAATTACCATAACCGGCGCAGAGTGTCAATATAATTCTTGCCACATTTGCAAAACTGATTTTGATCAATAACACTGAGCAATAATGCAGATTTTATCAATCAACCGCGTTTTTAATCAATGTTTGCAGGTGTCCGTGCGTTTATTAAATATGCGAAAAATGGTAGACACTTCTGGACTTTGGAATCATCCTATATCAAAGGGATAATATATTATAATATGCGCGGCGAGGCTGGTATCATTGGTCAAAAGCCTCTTTATCCGGTTTTTCTTGCGGTGTTTTTTGCGGATTGTTGACGCGTTGGCACGGCCATTGCTATACTATATCCCATGAAGTCAATAAACCAAAAGAAAGGAGCGCACCATGCCCGGACTGATAACCTGCAATGTCAGTCTGGTATATCAACAAACAGATTCGGCTTGCCTGTCCCCCGAACCACAAGACAGGCACAATTTACAATCACGAAACGCAGGGCGATAGAGCGCGGGGCGGCACGGACTCATTTTGATGTTTTAGAGCGTGAAATATAACGATACGCAACACACAACCAACAGGAGGGCGGGACGATGAAAGACAAGAGTTACAAAATCAGTAATAAGGGCGATAGCATGGTAATCACGCACAGCGACACCGGTGAGTGTATTGCCGAGTATCGCATGACGCCGGGCCATGAGGCCAGCGAGATCCGGCAGATGCGGTGGGCGATTGACAAGCACCTGGCCGAGCCTAACGGGACATTGGGCAACTATCAGTGGTAATTAACGCAACGACTAACACAACGCAACAAGGTTTCAATCCACGCTCCCGCGCGGGGAGCGACTTGTGCAGAATGTAACGCATAACAACCGGCCACGGGGCCACAATGAGGAGTAAGAACCAATGAACAAGAAACAACAGCAGGCAGAGAACATCTTAAACCACGGATTGAAACTTCAAAGGCTTTACCCGGAAACCAAGGAGCGCAAAAATAGCGGTGGTTTTCCGGCTGGGCCGGTCAGCCTGTGCAAGAGCCTTCACCGGATTGAAACCGAGGCGCATCGCTATGCCGAACAGCTTTTGCAACGGGCCGGAGATCGGCGAGGCCGACCAGGACAAGAAGGAAGCCTCCGTCCTGAAGCGAGCGCGGGCGATTCTTGGCAAGGGTCCGGAGATCATGCTGAACCTCGATCCGAGAGGCTATGCGCTCAAGATTGACACTGAGATCGCCAAGAACCTGGATATTCATAAAGACATGGGCGGCTACGGGATTATCTGCCCGGAGTATTGAAACACCAACACCGGGCAGCGCATAGTATAAACGCGGATGGAGGGAAGTAAAAATGGCAACAGGTTATAAAGGATGGAGCATTGCAACGATTATCCGATTAAACGCCGGCAACGACACAAACGGAAACCCGCGCCGGGTATATGTTGCTTTCGATGTTGATTGCAATATCGCCGGCGCATGGGATGAAGGTTACAGCGGACATAACGCCGTGCCCGTCGAATTGCGCCCAATGGCGCGTCAGGCCGTGACACTGGCAACCACATCGAAAGAACGTAAGGAGTTATTGGCGATGTTTGACAAGGCTGGAAACAGAAAAGCATAACACAGCCCGAAACCGGCCTCCCTTGGCCGGTCTAATGGTAAAGAGCCATTACTGATGATGGGCCAGTGGAACTATAACACCCCGCCGCAAGGGGAGAAGGAGTAACATGAAAGACCTATACAAGACAACATTTCACCGTGACCGTACCGTGACATATTGGAGCGTGACGGATCAGGTATGGAAGCGCGAACACGTGACGGACATACTGGACGCCACGCTTGCCACGTTGCCCTAAAAAGACAGGAAGCGTATTTTCAAAGCGGCTACTACTTAACCGGCCCGGCCCACCGAGAACGGGCCAGAATTTACAGGCCGAAACGTAGCAACGCAACGCAACAACAGAAACAGGAGAAACGCCGTGACCATAACAGAAGCTTTTGAAATCGCACCGACATCAGAACAAACTTTGCGAAAGCACCATTACGTTTATAAGGGATTGGCTTTTATAAATGATATGGGTTATCCGTGCGAATACCGTATCGAACAGGATGGCAAAGAGCTTGGAATGATAAAATACTACAAGGGCCGGATATTGGCCTGTTACGAATTAAGGGCAGCATAACCGCAACGCAAAACAAACAAGGGAGGGTTACACATGAACACAACGACAAGAGCGCAACGGATCAACGCAAGGCAGGACAAGATTTACGAAAAATGCAACAGCATGAAAGCACCGCACACGCCGGGACCGTGGACAGAAGATCGTAACCATATACTTGACAAGGATCGGTGCATAATCGCCAGCATTGATTATACTCAATCCGGTTATGTGCGCGGAAATGCCGCGTTATGCGCCGCCGCGCCGGACCTGCTGGAGGCATTGAAAACCATACGTTGCAAAGATAAAAAAAGTCTGTTAGCCGATTTTGCCTATGCTGGGCCAGAGGGCGGGAAAAAACACATAGAGCAAATGGGCAAATATTATGATGGTTACAACAAATGTTTGCAGGAAATTCAGGATTTAATAAAGCCTGTAATCGCCCAGGCCGAAGGCAACTAATTTCCGTGCCGGTGGACACGCCCAGGGCGGCCCGTCGCACAAATCGAACAGGATACAAATCCCAAAATACAGTAAGGAGGGCAAAATTAAAGCAACAACGAAAATCGACGGCGAACATTCCGCGCCATTCCCGGAACTTAAAGGGGGCGAAACGCTGGAATCGGTAAAGGGGTTTCGTTATCTGGTGCATCGGGTGCGGAAACCAAAACGGGACGTTTTCGACGAGCCGATATTCAGATTGGAGCGGCTTGACATCATGGGGAACAACGAGTGGACACTTGACGAATTAAGGGACGCGGGCCTGAAAATAGTAGTCGAGGGGGAAAAGGCGGTAATTTGAAAAGCTCGCGGGGAAAAGGCGGGTATCAACAACGGAAGGGGAAAAGGTGCATGAACAACGAAATCAATAACACCGATCTGTTGCGCGCTCTTAACACTCGCGCCGACCGGGAACACGCCGAGTTGTTAAGGGTGATGCAACGCAATCACAAACTCAACGACCGTTTCCAAAGCCTCAACGACGAGTTAGACCGCATGACAGAAACGCCGAAACCGAGAACAGCCGTGCCAATGACAGAAGGAGAGCCGTAACATGAACATCGCGCTGTCAGCATTAAAAGCATTCTGGATCACCGTTGCGATTTGCGTCGCGCTTATGGCGATGCTTAGAACAAACTCGCTGGTGCACAAATGGTCGCCAACGCCGCACAAGATCGAGGCAATACAATGAATACCAAACCAATCAAAAGCCTTCTGAAGGTTGGCGACAAACTGGTTCAAACCCAATACGCGCCACACGTAATCCTTGAAGTGTTTCGGGTGGATAACGGCCATATCATGCTGATGACCGAAGGGGGGGAACCGGAAGTTTCACGAGCCGGTGACGGTAGATCGTTTGCGGCAATTTGACTATCAAATCATAACAGAAGGGGAAACGCTATGACTGGTCCCGCCGCCGTAAAGACCGAGAAGCATATGTACAACGGATATCACTCACAAGCCACGCCGATCCTGGCCGAGAAACACGACCCCGCGAACTGGATAGAGCAAGACGTGTTTTACCGCGAGGAAGAAACCGGAATGGTAACTGGCTACGTGTGCGGATTTCAGGAACGCCGCCACTTATGCGACGTTGAGGACTTGAACCGATAGCGGTTTGGGGCAATGTTTACGGGGTTAAAATAATTTAATTTAGTGCTTGCATATTCGCAAGCATTAGCGTATAAGTGGGAGCATGAAAAGGAAAAAGGTGATTTGGACACCAGTAACGATGGGGCGCAAAGGCGGCAAGAATGGCCGTGGATGGAAGAAGGCGCGATCATCAGCACAGGCGCGACACGCGGCCAGAATGAGATGGGATAAACAATATAGGGAGCTGTTTCAATGACCGACCTTCCCGAAAACGTGCCGATGAAACGGTGTCGCCAGTGTGGGGCTTATGTCCCCCTGGTAGAAATTGTCAAAGGCAAATGCCTCGATTGCGAACTTGAAAATCAACACGAACGCAGGGTAGCTAAGAACAGCAAGATGAAAGGGGATGTTATATGACATTCGTTAAAGCGACAAAGCATCAATCGAAACTCAGACTTGCGATCATCGGGCCGTCTGGTAGCGGCAAGACCTACACGGCGCTGGGAATAGCCGCAGGGCTTGCACAAGGCGGCAAGGTGGCCGTAGTGGACACCGAGCGCGGAAGCGCCAGCCTATACGCCGATCACTTCAAGTTTGACGTGCTGACGCTGGACACATTCAGCCCGTTGGCCTATGTCGAAGCCATAGAAGAAGCTGAGAAGGCTGGATATGCCGTGATTGTCATTGATTCGCTTTCCCACGCCTGGGCCAGCAAGGGCGGGGCGTTGGAAATGGTAAACAACGAGGCTTCCCGGTTACAGAGCAAGAACAGCTACACCGCATGGCGCAACGTGACGCCGATTCAGGACAAGATGATTGACGCCATTATCGGGTGCAAGGTGCATATCATTTGCACAATGCGTTCCAAGATGGAATACGTCATGGAGAAGGACGACAAGGGCAAGACCACGATCCGCAAGATCGGCCTTCAGCCAATTCAGCGTGAAGGTCTGGACTACGAGTTTACGCTGTGTGGCGACATAGACCAAGACCACAAACTGATTGTTAGCAAGTCGCGTTGCCCCGCGTTTGCCGATGCCGTGATTGAGAAGCCTGGAGCGCAGTTTGCCGAGCAGTTACTATCGTGGTTGAACGACGGTGCGCCGGAGAAGGCGGAGCAGAAAACATTGCCCGGAACGCAGGAGCCGCCGAAGGCTGATTCCCCCCCGCCACAACCATTGCAAGTGTCCGATGAACAGAAGCGACACGCTCAAGTCAAAGAGCTTGTCAAGGACTGCGAACCCGACGCCGTGGCGTGGTGCGTCAAGAACGGCTGGATCAAGGGGGGCGAACACCTTGGACAGGTGAGCGACGAGAACAACCTGAAGGTGCTGTCGCGCCCAGCGGCGTTCTTAACGGCGATAAAGCTGGCATCGCGGGATGCGAAGAAAGGTAGCGATGGAAAAAAAGTCCAGTAAGGTAAGAGCGCACCAACGGTATAAGCTTTTGGATGGCACCATTGTTCCCGGCGTAACCACCGTTACGGGCATCCGCGCTAAGCCGTTTCTTGTTCCGTGGGCAAACAAACTTGGACTTCAGGGTATAGATAGTTCCAAGTATGTTGATGAAAAGGCCGACATTGGAACGCTCGGACATCTCATGGTGAACTGTCATTTGTCCAAGCAACCCTTAGACACTTCGGAGTATTCTCAATTCGTCATAGATCAGGCTGGCAACTGCTTCAACAAGTTCTTGGATTGGGAAAAGAAGCATACACTTGAGCCGATATTTCTTGAGAAGGAACTGGTAAGCGAAGGCGAGCGATTCGGCGGCTGTGTTGACTACTACGGCAAGGTTGACGGAGTGTTGGAGCTTTTAGATTTTAAGAGTTCAAAGCAAATTTACGACGAGATGTATTATCAACTAGCCGGTTATAAAATCCTATTGGAGTCAGAGTTCTTAGAAGTGAATAACTGCCGGATATTGCGTATTGGACGTTCAGAGAACGAAGGCTTCGACGAAAAAGAGAGGAGGGACTTAACGCTACAGAAGGTTATATTCCGCGCATTGCTAACGATCTACAACACAGAGAAACTATTAAAGAAGGAGTAATTTATGGACTTCACTTATGGGGCCGATGATAATGCACCGTCTTTTGTCGAATCGGGGACTTATCCCGCGACGATTAAACGCGCTACGGAGGGCAAATCGAAGGCTGGAAACCCGATGTTGACGCTGATCTGGCGGCTGGATAACGGTCTGGAACTGTTTGACCACATCGTTGAATCTCCAAAGCCTCTTTGCCGCAAGAAGTCCGATCAGTTTCTCGTGGCGATTGGCATGGAAGGCAAGAAGGGTGCAAAGGTTTCCGTGGATGTTGCGGAACTCGACGGGCAACGCGCCGACCTGGTGATAGTTTTGCTTGACGGCAATAATGAAGTCAAGGGATATGCCGAGTGTTCCACGGAAGAAAGCGACGAAAAAAAACCGTTCTGACAATGAACCTGAAATATACAGGCCGAGACAAACCGAAGCCCCCCGTGGCACCGTTGCAGGGCGCGGGGGCTGTGCTGGGCGCACCGAATGACCCGATGATCGTGCGGATCGACACCCGCGAGCAGACTCCGCTCGACTTTAATTCTCCGTGCATCCTGACGACACGCGGAACGGTATCGGTTTTTGATTACGCGCTGGACGGAGACCAGGATGCCTTCAGCGTCGAGCGAAAGTCCCTGCCAGATTACATCCAGGCCGTAGTGCTGACTCAATCGTGGCGCAGGGAGTTGACCAAGATCGAGAAGGCACAAGCGCGTCTGCAACCCACGATTTATATTTGCGAGTTCAATTTTACGGACATCGCCAAATACGACTATATGCAGTTCAAGTCAGGCCGTGTCCATCCGCAGTTTGTCTATCGGCGCACGGCGGAGTTAATATATGATCATGGCGTTACGGTATTGTTCGCTGGCAACCGCGAAATGGCGGCTTACGCTGTGGCCTTGATACTGAAACGCCGCAAGGAGCATCTTAAAACGCAACACAAGGAGGCAGTATGACTCGTGAAAAAGCACAAGCGTTGGTAAAAAAGCACGGTAGTATTCGCAAGGCGGCGAAGGTAGCGGGGATTAATCGGCGCACACTGGGGCGATGGCTGTCGGGAGAGACGCGCCCTCGTCCCGTGACTCCGGCGACTGTATCCCATCTCGGACAAGGGGGAGCAAGGTCGATTAACGACTTCCGCAACACTTACGACTTGAACACCATCGTGCCGAAGAAGATCGCGGTGGGATTTAAGCAACTGGGTGCTGGTTGGCTCTATGAATCGGAATTTGCCAAGTCTGCCGGATTGACGATGAAAGACCTTGGGATGTTCCGCGACAATTACGCCGACCACATTGTTGTTGTTGGTGATAGTCGGCGGATATGGGTGGGGCGCAAACAAACCGCAGAAGAAATGAGGAAAATGATATGAACAAGAGCAAAACAATCATGGACTTTGAAGTGGCGCACGGACAGCCAAAACTGAAACGCTTGGAACGCGAACTGGCGGTTGAACGCGAGAAGGTGGATGCCCTAGCGGGAGTTAAAGATAAAGTGCACGTCGAAGTTCAGACCGATAAAAACACGTTGCGGTTTGCCTTGTTTGGGGATACGCAGATTGGCAACGCTTATGCCTGCCCAGAAAACACCGCCGCGTTTTACAAGATCGCCTTGGAGCGCGGGTGTGAACTTGCTTTACATACCGGAGACGTTTTGGATGGCTGGAAAGTGTACAAGGGCCAAGAATTTGAGTTGCGCGACGTTGGGTTTGAGGCGCAGATCAAACGATTCAAGGATGAAACGCCCAAAGGGATGCGCGTCAAATTCATTACCGGCAACCACGACGCCAGCTTCAAAAACCTGATTGGCGTGAACGTCGGCGCGGCAATTCACGACGCCCGAAACGATTGGGAGTTTTTGGGCGAGGATCAGGGTCTTGTCGAACTTCGCACGGCTACAGGATTGTCCTATCTCGTCGGTTTGTATCACATGGGCGGCGGCACCGCCTACGCCGTGAGTTATCGTCCGCAGAAGGCTATCGAGGCTATGGAAGGCGGCAAGAAACCCAATATGGCGGCATTTGGACACTTCCACAAGGCCGAAATGCTCCCTAGTTATCGCAACGTATGCGGTATCCAGACCGGATGTTTTGAATGGCAGACCCCGTTCATGGCGCGTATGCCTACCCCGGCGCACGTTGGCGGCTGGATTGTCGAAGTGCAACCATTCAAGACCGGCACGATTATTCGGGCAGAGTTTATTGCGTTCTATCGCGAGAGAAAATGAAAAAGCATTGTTCGTGCGGTCGTTTCGTGGCACTCATTCAGGGCGGTAGTCATATCCGCCGTGGCACAGAGTTTGTGTGCCGTGAGTGCTACGAGAGGCTACGGGCGGCAGACGCAATGGCGAAGACGGCGCGAGCAGAATCAGCGAAGATGCCAAAATTTTTCGAGGACATATTCAAATGAGAGAGCGACTGCCAGATACGCGCCGTAGCATCAATCACAAGCTTGTTCTCTGTCACACCAAAGGCAACGGCAAGATTGAGCGACTACATTTCTATCTGGTAATTGGAATGTACGGCGATGGCCGACCGGCAGAACTCTTTATCACAGTCAACAAAGGCAACGACACGATCAGCGGGTTCTGCAAGGTGTTCGGAATCCTCATAAGCCTCTGCCTTCAGAGCGGAGTGCCGCTGGACAAACTCTACGAAAAGCTGGCGCACCAAGACTTCGAGCCAAAGGGGTTCACCGAGAACAAGGACATCCATTCGTGCAGTTCGGTAGTTGACTACGTAATGAAATTTATGCATAATGAATTTAACCATGACCCCAAACCCTGACCGTCGAAAATGGGGGAGATGAAAACGCAAAGTGAGGGATTATGACAACAAGCAAATTCTGCCCCAGTAACGGCACCGAAGGAATGTATTTTCAAGAATCCTTTTGCTTCAAGTGCCGGTTCTACGATGAGGAAAAAGGGTGCCCGATATTGAACGCCACGATGCGGATTAGCATCAACAGAGACGAATATCCCAACCAGTGGGTAGCTGAGGATGGCTACAAGAATCCGAAATGCACAGCGTTTGAAGGAACTGACGGATCGCATGGCGCGTATCGCGTTTTATGCAAAGCCGACAGATTGTAACAAATGACCCGTGCCCCGGCGAGGGACGCAAGGAGGAAAAGTGAAAAATAAGAAATCATGCGAGAATTGTGCGCATAGCAAAAACGATATTTGCTATCTCTACCCATCGAATGTAGGTGCTTTCCCGTCGAAACCCTGCAGTCGATGGCAACGCGATCCCGCCATATGGCTCTCCATCCTGCCGACAGAGCCAGGGTGGTATTTTAGACGGTTCACTGTCCAGCATAAACCCGTAGTTGAATGGATAGACACCTTTGAAATTGCTACTTGGAAAAATATAAATCAAAAACCTTACGCACAATGGCAAGGCCCGATCACACCGCACGGAGAGGCGCGATGAAAAAGAGCAAGGGGAAGTTAATCAGTTACGGCGCAACCACAAAACAATTATCAGAAGCCGGTGTTACGCGAATCGTAATGCCAGCGACCACTAAGCGCGACATATCTGATGGTTATCGACTATTGCTTCGTGAATGCGAACAAGACCACGACAACTGGAAGGCCAAGGCGCTGGCGTACAGGGACATTATCAAACGAGCGAAAGCAACGAACAACCCTTTTGGGTGTGCTTATGTGGAAATTATTCTCAACGAGGCCGACAAAATAAAAGAGGGCAAATGAGCAGAATTGAAGATCAGGTTGCCGGAAAAAAGTGCATAAAATGCGGGGATGTATTTCCCATAACAGCTTTGCAAGCAAGTCACCCTTGGGAAAATGTGTGTGAAAAATGTTTGGACAAAAGGATTAAAGTCAAGGAGGGCGAATGAGCAAACCTTTGACGACGGAGCAAAAAATTATAATAGATAAGTGTTTTGCTTTTGTGCTGTGTAATATTCAGCACGGAAAACACGACTATTCATCTATCGCCCGCGCCGCTCGCCGGTTCGTGCGTCTTGAAAACGCGCAATCAAATGATTTGACAAAATGTTTCGTAGTGCAGGTAGAAGAACGTAATGGACGCTCGTTTAAGCCGGTTCGTTTTACAACGCTATCTATCGCAAAACTCTTTCTCGGAAAAACCAAGGGGACCATTACGGAGCGCGTCGAGCGTTTGGTCGCAAAACCACAGGAAAGGGAGCATGAAACAATACCTAAACATTAAAATGAAGGTTAGTTGCCTTTGTGGGGCTGAATACGAGATGGAATCTGGTTCGCTCGTACTGGACAATGCCATCGAAAGGTTGCGCGAGTTTGTCCATTTTCATAAGGGCCACAAGTCCGCGTGTCGCAAAACAAGGAGGGCGGGGAGATGAGACATCATGACTACATGGTTGGATTCAAAGCCACGGACAAGGATATGAAGTGTCAAGGGTTTCAGTTTGAAATTGGCAAGTGGTACAAACATGAAGGCAATATAGAGCTTTGCAAAAGCGGGTTCCATTTTTGCGTACACCCAAGCGGCCCGTGGTCATATTATGACCGGACAGACACGCGCATTTTTAAAGTGGAGGCAAGGGACGCTTACGAGGAGTACACGCCGGGTGCCGACCTTAAAATTGTCTGCCGTGAAATTCGCATAATGGAAGAACTGCATCCTGACGGCGACATGAACACCGGCAACAGGAACACCGGCTACATGAACACCGGCAACAGAAACACCGGCGACAGGAACACCGGCGACAGGAACACCGGCGACAGGAACACCGGCGACAGGAACACCGGCGA